AATGCAGCTTCGATAAACTTCTCTGCAAAACGGAACTGAGCTTCCATCTCTTCACGCTTTGTTGTTGAACGGAAACAACGGAACTCGATAGTACCAGTATGCTTCATGCAGTATGTATTGATTGCGTATCGGAAAGGACGACCCATTGACACACCATCTTTGCCAGCAGCGTGTAGCTTGATAAAGTGTTCAAAGTCTGTTGCCAGATTGATGATATTGTCACACATATATTCTGGCATTTCTCGTCCGCCGTCATACTTGAGATACATCTTAGCACCCTTGCATGATTTCATTTGCGATGCTTCATAGAAACCATAACATGCTTCAATGGTATCGGCTTGATTAGCTTTGATGTAAGAAATTAACTTCTTGAGTGAAGCTACATCGTCCTTGAGACCAGGAACGAATACATGCAAGTGACCATGGTTCACGCAAGAAGCAGAAGGAGCATTCCCAGCATCCACAAAGAAGCTATGGATCTCCATGACTCGGTCCACTTGCTCTCCCCAAGTATTAGTTGGCTTAGTGTTGATCTCACCACCCATGTAAGGGTCAGTACCAAGAGGATCGCAAGCGATATACTTAAAAGGTTCATGAATGTTTACAATATCAGTTTCAGCGTATTCCCATTTACCAAGATGTTCTGGAACGACAAGTCTACGATCTACGTCACCCCATTCAATCTCGTAACCCCATGTGTATTTGTTAGACGGATAATTCATGTTCAACCCTTTGTAAGTCTCGTTTGTTTGTCTTTACTATTTGCATATCGAACGTAAGACTAGAATCAATAGTCATATAAGTGTTCATGGGAACTTCCATAGTAACACCCTCGACACCAGCACGTTTTGCAATATTAGACGTAGAAGTAATTATACATCCATCTAGCATAGAAGTCAAATATAATGGACGCTTACCATTACGATATGTAATTAGCTTTCTATCAGCCCACAACTCACACGCAGCAATAGAAGCATCAGGGAATTCTTCTAGTGGTGAAGGTGAGTGCAAAATCAATTCACTATCGTTTTTAGTTTCACAAACGTATTCTGGAAACATTGTCTTCCAGTTCTCAGGTAGTTCTTGAGTGACAACACCATTGTGAACGATAGAACATTCTGTGTTTGCTAAGGGTTGATTATATTCCAGATCGCTAGTGCTGTAACGACAATGACCAATAAGGTATAAAGTACCGTCATCATTTACCATCTCCTCCAAAGAGTCCAAATGAACAAACCTGTCTGCTGGGACAGGCTCTTTGAACGTCATAATTTTATTTTGAAATAATATAGACATTCCTGTAGCATGCATTCCACGAATCTTTGACTCATGGAACACACGTCGTATCATAGCAAAGTGATCACTCGTAGGGTTACGGATGATCGCACCAATAATAGAACACATTAAAAGAATCCTTCTAGTGAGTTTGCTTTTACAGATTCAGGGTGGTACTTTTCAAGAGTATCACGACCAAGTTTCTTTTCGCAGAAGTCATACCACTCTTCACTGTCCCACATGCTAGGTGAAACACCGTTCCACAGTGGACGCCACTCTTTGTGTTCTCTGTTCAGTCTGCGAGTCTCAACAAACTCGAAACGGCATTCTTCGTATTCTTTAGTTCCCAACTCTAGCATTTTCTCTCTAAAGTAAACAACTAGGGAAATACGCTCAGAACCTTCTTGGCAAACAATAGGTGTGTTACCATGCATAACTTCGTGGTTGTTAATCAACAGCAAGTCACCTGGACGAACGTTAACTGCTACACGATATTCTGGAGCAATTAGATATCCACCAGAGTAGTTACCATCGTTGGACAATGTCAACAGGTTAGACAAACCAGAAGTCAAGTCACCAGCATCATAGTGTGCAGCTGTACGGAATGTCTTGTTAACAGTTACTGTGGTGAATGGAGTTCCAGGAACCAAGAATGCAGGATCAAGTTTCTTGGCAGCTTCCATTTGGTTATTGAATCTCCATGGAAGAAGATCCTTAAAACCTTTGGCAAGATTCTGCAAGAATGGGAATGCCATGGCAAACTTCTCTGGGTTCTTTGTGGTGTATGCAGTTGCACGACCATAAGGAATACGTGGATAACGATCGAACCATCCAGCAATACCAGAGTTTACAGAGTTAGCATAAGTGGTAGCGCAGATTAACTTCTCAGCTACATGTGACGCACTCGCTTGCTGTTCTTCTTGCGACAACAGTTTAGTTTTGTTGACCCAGTCTTCAAACTTGAACTGCTCTTTCTTGACACGTTCAATAGACCAAACGTTGGCACGATTGGAGATTGAGTCTTTTTTATTGGCATACTTCTTACGAATTTCTTCGATTGGATCTTCACCAAAAAGATTCTCAGTAGGCTTCAAGAAGTAGTCTACAATTTCATACTCATACTCAGTGACCCACTCGCGATTACCAAGTTTGTCTGCACGTGGACCAGCAGCCAACCCACGATTCTGCGTTTCAATTGCAGCTTCGCGCAAGCCAGCGTATGCTGCGTCTTGTTGTTCCTTGGAGAAGTAGTTCTTGCGAAACTTAAAGACAATACGATCTTCTGGATATGTTTCATCTTCGCCAACAGGCAGTGGCATGTAAACATCACAATCTTCTTCAACCAACAAGTCATAGTGACTCTCATCAACAAACTGCCCTAGCAAATGTTCGCTGTTATATTTTCTATCGGCAACAATAACCTTAACCATATCTACTCCTTAAAATTTGAAATCACTGAACCCAGTACTACTATGTAGTCGTTTGCCAAACTCACTTTGATCGAAGAGAGGTTTATCTTCTTTCATACTGTAAGATTGACCAGCGTCTGACAAGTTCTGCTGAGCAGAGGCTTCTACATCATATAACTTCATCTTTGAACGATCAATACCAACAACGAATCGTTTGTAAAATCCAGGATCATTGTAACGATTCTTCAATTGTTTAACAATGATTTGATTTAGTTGTTCAAGTTCTTCATTGGAAACCAATGCAAACATAAAGTCTGCTGTAGCTGGCAAACCAAAAGATTCTGACGTATCTTCCAACCCTGGATCGCTATTCGTAAAACCACTACGAGTAGTTTGGGTTGCAGACAAGATCGGTACATTATATTCTACAGCAAGACCACGTAACTCTTCAGCAATCGACTTAATATATGTATAAGAGTTTACGGAGCCACCTTGCTTGACTCTCTGAGAAGAACAGATATTGAGATAGTCAATCATGATAATGTCTGGACGGAAGTCACGCTTCATCTTCAATTCTTCTAGCAGTGCACGGAAGTGACCAGCATGGGCAGATGCAGTTGGGTATTCTTTAACGATCAGCTTGCCTTGAGTTTTCTTGGACAGCTTTTCCATTCTAGAATCAAAGATATCTTTATCGATAACCTTCAACTCATCCATGGTAAGGTTCAAGAGGTTTGCATCGATACGTTCAGCAATACGTTCTTCAGCCATTTCCATGGTAATGTAAAGAACATTCTTACCTTGCATCAGTGTAGATGCAGATACGTGACACATGAACAATGACTTACCAACACCAGTACCAGCAAGTGCAATGTTTAGAGTTTTCTTTGACAAACCACCCTTAGTGATAAGATTAAACATTTCAAGATCGAATGCAATCTTTTCTTCGATTCTATGATAGAATTCGAAACGTTCATCTGCATCATCCAAGTAATCGTGACCAATGTGACTATCAAAACTTACGGCAAGCGCATCAGACAAGATGGATGGAATCGCATCTTGGTTGTGCACCTTATCTTTACCATCAATAATTTTAATCGAAGCCAGAATCGCATTGTATACTGCTCGGTCTTTACAAAACTTCTCAGTATTCTCTAGCAACCAATCAGGATTGGTCATCACATCGCACACAAGAGATTTTGCATACTCATGCAATTCTGGAACTTCTTTATCAGTCAACCCTGGAAGATTAGTCACCTCAATGGCGATAATCTCCGAGGATGCAGGTTTGTTGTATTTCTCAAAGAAAGAAATCAACAGACCAGCAATTGTCGAATCCTTGCGATCAGCAAAGTATTCTTTCTTGAGGTAAGGAATTACCTTACGGCAATACTCCTCATTATGAATAAGATTAGACAGAATGGCTTGTTCAATACGCATTAAAATTTCTACCCTTCAATACCACCAGTATATGATATGTTGTTTTCATTGATACCAAAAATAATAAGATCTCTTAAGAAGTCACCAAGGAATTCTTCAAAGACTGCTTTCTGCTTGGCAGTAAAATCTTTGCCTGCATAGTCATGCACGTTATACTCAAAGTGCATGTGAGCATGTTCTTCATCTGCATCCCCAACGATTTTATCAAAAGAAACCTTACCGTAAGAGAATATTATACCCTCATATGGACTCACAAGCAACTTTATTGCCTGTGTCTTGTCCACTTTATTTTCTAATACTACGTGAGCAGGTAGTTGGAAATCTTCAGGCACTTCGTACATATCATCCTTCTATTGCAGCAAGTTCTGCATCAATGTCTTCACCTTGCATGATGTCACCAGTAGAAATTGCATACTTGTTCTTGACAAACTCATTGAAGGTCTTTGATGTTACAACTGACATCCAGAAGTCTTTGGTATCGGTATCTTTCAAACGATACTTCTTGTCTTCAACGACCCCATCGGCATCTACCTTGCTATACCAACCATTGCTTGGCTTAACAACGTGTCCTGACTCCAAAGCGATATCAAGCAGACCAGACCAACGGCTAATACCACCGTCAAAAGATACGCTAACAGGTATCTTAGATTTTTCTTTAACATAACGACTTTTCTCTACGTTGATAATAAAGTTGTAGCCGACGATCTCAGTACCTTCTTTTTCTTGTTGACGACCCAAGATAAAGATGTTGTCAGCTGAGTAGTAAGAACCAGTACCACCACCAACGATGTCTTTTGGATACAAACCAATTTCTTTGTAGGTGTGGTTGACAACTACCATAGGAATGTCTTTCATAGTCAAGTGCGGTGTTACCATACGGAACAAAGACTTCATCTGTTTGGCACGAGACATATCGGCAACAGACTTTCCATCCATGGCATCTTCAACTTCTTTCTTGGAAGCAAGGTTACCAATAGAGTCAATGACAATCATAATCTTATCAGTACGATCGATGCCAGCCAATTGCTGCATGATGTCAAACTTCAATTGCTCAACGTCCATGATTGGAGTGTGAACAACTCTGTTAGTGTCAATACCAAAAGAGTCAAAGTAAGATTGAGGTGTACCAAACTCAGAGTCATAGAACAGCAAAGCAGATTCTGGATACTTGTCCATGTAAGACTTTGCCATTAGTAGGGAGAACGCAGTCTTAAAATGCTTTGATGGACCAGCCCACATGGTGAGTCCAGGAACAAAACCACCATCAAGTCGACCAGAAAATGCTACGTTGATAACTGGGATTGTGGTAGCAATCATGTCCTTCTTTTGGAAGAACTTGGAATTTGCCAGAATCGCAGATTCTTTGATTGTGGAATTCTTTTTGATCTTATCTAGAATGCTCATATTAACCTTTCAAGAAGTCTAGCAATTGTGCTTCGTTCATGGAACCAACACGTCTCTTAATTTCTGCATTGTTCTCATCAATCAAAATCATCGTTGGAACGCTGCGGATTCCATAGTGCATGGCAACATCTGATTGGGCATCGATGTCAACCTGCTCAACAGGTACAGTTACTTTGTCACCAGCTTTGATGATAACTTGTGTTAGAGTTTTGCAAGGGTTGCACCACTCAGCAGAAAATTTTAATAGTTTCATATTTGTCCTTATAGGTAATGGCAGTATGTGGATATAATATACTTAGAGTTGCTGATGGGAGGCATACCCTTGTGCGGGTACATCCACATAGGAGGGAATATTACTATTCTACCTCGTCTAGCATTTATAGTCAAGTTTGTTTTTTCGTCAGTTGTTACATCGTTGAATACGGTTTGTCCACCTTCTTCAACATCATTTAAGTAATAGAACATAACAAGGAATCTTTTTGCAGATGCATAATCTCCTACGTCAGTATGCCAGCCAAACTGGTCAATACCATTGGGATCATATCGTTTCATTCTTGCATCTTCATACCCAATTTTACTAGGCATAAATTCTACATTATTTTTCTCTATGTAAAATTTAAAAAGGTCTTGCGTTAGATCATAAAACAGCTTGGACTCTTCTACAAAGTCCTCGTGTTGTGTGATGTTTAATTCATGGAAGTTCATCATATGATTGCCCCATGAATTGCTAGTTAGCTTTTGTTCGTGCTTCTCGAATCTTTCAATCAATGAATTGCAAAAGTCTTCAGTCAATACATGATCAACAATCATAACATAGTCAGCTAAATTTTTCAAAAGAAATCCTCCAGTGATGCTTTTTCTTCAGTGTGCCAGCCGAGTGGCTCAATTACGGTTTGCAGTGCATCTAAAAATGTTTTCTCGAACTGAAGATCATAATCAATGAATCTATTTAGACCAAACTCTTCAGGTAAGGTTTGAGAGAAAGAAATCACATCCTCTTGGAAAGGGTTTGGCTTCTTTACATAAACAAACTTGATCTTATCTCCATCGCGAATAGGTTGGTAAACTTTATCCAGCTGCATCTTCTTCAGGTAGTGATTGTGGAGCAATGCACCACGTACATGGATTGGAGTACCCTTTGCATAGATCGGGGAACCTACGTAGGTCTTCATACCATTGACACCTCGTGGGAATGCAATTTCTGCAACTGAAAACGATTTGTATTCGCTACGAAACTTCTCGATAAACTCATGCAGCTTACTTTGGTCACCATCCAGAATAACAGGAATGGATTCTTTAAGTTTGTTGCGAATGATTGCAGGTGTAGATGACTTGACCATTTCCAAGCCCATGACCTTGACCTTTGGCTTTGCAAACTGAACACCCTCAGAGTTATGCACGTTGAGAATGTATCGTTTCTTAGCAGTCCAGATACCTTTGTCAGCCAGAACCTCTCGCTTCATGATCATCTTCTGAGAGTAGGCATTCATGTACTCAGACAGCTTCTTATAGGTATTGTCGATAAAAGGCTGGAAGATATCTTCACAGATCTTGTCCATGTACTTGATCTTACCTGCTGTATCTTTATCAGCTGCTACGGTTTCAACCAATTGTTCAAGTGTCAAATAGATCGAGTCCGTATCAATGGCAATTACGTAATCAGCGTCCTTGGTCTTAAGCAACTTGTTCATGTATGCATTAAACTCATTAGCCATCCAACGAATGGACAACTGACCCGAAGTCGTAATACCTTCAGCCATGCGCAAGTCAAAGTATCTAAAGTACTGGTTACCCATGGCACCGTAAGCAGAGTTCAGTGCAATCTTCATAGCCATCTGCAGGTTATTCAATCTAGAGATATCCTTCAACAAGTGCTTCTTGCTTTTGTCGTCTTGATACTCTTGCTCAATCTTCAACATCTGCTTCTTAAACTTGGAACGGTCTTTGTACATATTCTCCATCAACTCAGGCATAAACCCTTTGATGTCTTTACGATAGCACCAACCATTTGCAGTCATGGACAGCTCATTGTTCTTAGCATATGAAGTATCAATCTCTCGATTCAATAGCTGGTCAACTGTACAAGAAATCTTCTCGTGCGTTAGGGTCTCTGGGCTGATGTTGTACTGCATAATCAAATGCGGATACAGCGAGTTCAAGTCAAACGAAGCAACCCACTTGTGCATACCAATCAGCGGATCTTTAACATACGCACCTTCAAACTGGGCATCTTTACCACCATACAAATTCTTTGCAGGGATAGCAATATGCTTTTGACGCAAGTGATTATAGATGATGGCATCCCACATACGAACCTGTGAGAATACATCTTCAAGATTAATCTTTGCGTTGTACGCCATAGTCAAACACAGTTCAATTAGGCGCATCTTGTCTTCCATACGGTCGACCAACTCTACGTCTTGGATGTTGTATTCAACAAACTGTTGCCAGTGATTTGTGTAGAAATCCTTGAAAGAATCTCCAGGGTTTTCTTTCTTCTTATCGCCAAGTTCTTGCTCGGCAATATAGTCAAGTCGATATGATTCTTGTTTGGTGTACGTAAACTTCTTGTACAGGGCAAGAAAGTCCAAGTGCGCAATGCCATGAATGTCGTAATGAATCTCTTCAGAACCTTTGATGAATGTCTTGCGTTCGTTGTAGTATCCCCATGGAGATAGTTTCTTGGCATAAGCCTCGCCAAGTTCACGCTCAATGCGGCGAACAAGATAAGGTACGTCAAAGAATTCGGTGTTCCATCCAGTAATGATATCTGGGTAGTTCTGCTGCCACCAAGCTACAAACTCTCGCAACAAGTGTGTTTCGCTTTCGCAATGCAGGTAAACTACATCGTCTCTACTATTCACATACGTTTTAGTTCCAAAGGTGATAACCTTTTTACTAGCAAGATCCTTGATTGTGATTAGCAAGATATCTTCATTGGCAGTTTTGATATCAGGGAATCCACTTTCGGTTTTAGTCTCAATGTCAATCGTGTATACTTTAATGAGATCCATATCCCACTTGATATCACTCTCGTAGGTATCACTAATATACTGGCAAACGTAATTGGTGTTACCGTAGATGTCGAACCCTTTGACATCTTCGTATCGCTTGACAAACTCTTTTGTGTCTTTGACGCCTCCAGGATTTACTGCATCTACTACAGTACCATCAAGTGTGCGCCACTCGCTGTCTTGTTTCTTTGAAGGAACATAGAGTGTTGGGTAGAATTCCACCTTATGTGAAAAAGGGCGACCATTGTCGTAGCCACGTACGAACATCTGGTCGCCAAAGGGAAATACGTTAGTATAAAAATGCATTATTGATTTGTTTTTCCATACATTAGCATCATTGCATCTAGTGCGCAATCATGCACAGGGTGGTGTTTAATAACTTCGTGTCTTTCGAATCCAGGATAGTCTACATCACAGTAGCCATTTGTGGCACCTGTAAGAATATCTACAGCAGTTCTAATATCTCTCCATGCAGCATAGCTAGTGATTTGCTGCATCTCACAACGAACTGCAAGGCTATCAATTGCCAACTGATCCAAAGACCCACGTGCCCACATGGTATGCTTTTGAGCATTCGGGATCTTGTTCATATAGTTATGCATGGCAGTGATACCGTCTTCAGCCTTCATGTCAGTAGAAGATGGACGCAAAGAAACTTGCTGAACATACTCATGCTGATTTTCCCACCACTCAAGAGTAGATGGGTCGATGGTTCGATTCAATCTTTGAATCTGATCTCTTGCATTGAACTTGACGAACAGCGCAGACTCAAGAAGATCCTTGTAACTTGGACGCTGTTCTGGATCAAAATAGATCAAGGCTGCGCTAAGAACAACTGCTGTTGACTCAACACCAAGAGTTTCTACATCAAAAATAAACATTACAATACCACCTGTTCATCTTCTCTTGTAAAGAAGGCATTGATCTTTTGGTCTGTGTTCCAGCTTTTGCAATAATCATTCTCAGCATCACAAAATTGCAGAGCTTCTTCCTCAGTCATAACTCTATGTGACATGATGTTCTCGCCAATGTGTTCTTGACTGAACTCTTTGGCTTCATTCATAGTCACAGTATCAAGTGCATACTCTGGATGTTCAGCTGGTGTCTCCACCATATAACGCATACGAAACATCGAAACACATTCAACCATTACCCATACTTTATTACTCATCTCCGTACCTTTCTTTCATTGCTTTTTGACGAGCAGCTTCGTGCTCATCGCATAATGTTCTAATCCATCCACCACTGCGACCATGTCCAACGTTTCCACATTCTTCACATGAGTGGGATGCCCAACATTCAGCCATGCGTACCATACCATCAATGGCATCGTCACCGCCTTCGTAGTAGAAACGCAACCCACCAAACTTCTCTTTAATCTGGTGAACTACAACTTGTGTACAACCTTCGCCACGATTATACTTTTCTTTTTGTTCTTGTTTCCAGTCAATATGATGCTGGATTTGACCACACAGACTCTCAATGATTTGCCACCACCCAGAACCAACTGCGAAACCACCATAAGGTTCAGCAAACATCTTGGGGTATTTCTGTTCCATCTTGGTAGAAAATTGTTCGTACTTTTCGTCTTCAGTCATGATAGTTCTTTGCTCATTTGATAGTCATTGTATTCTTTGAGTTTAACAAACTTATCAAGAACTTCTTGTGGCACACTAATTTCATCGTCTAACAATGCATTATAG